TTTTTTTTTTTTTTGTAAATAAAAACCATCTTTAAAGTAATGATATTACATTAAAAATGAGACCATTTATTACAGTCTAACTTTACGTTTTAATTAAAAATAAACCTTGAAACCCAATGGGAAAAATTCCGGTTTTTATTAGCTATTAAGTGTAATTATAAGCTAATGGGGGCGTAGCTATAAAAAAGCCACATTGGAAATCGTCTCCTACGCTACGATATATGTTCGGTTTTAAAGAGCCTAGAGTAACACTAGAATCACCCGTTGTAAATAAACAATCTACATTAGGATTAACATCTGGTTTTCTCGCTCCAACTGTTCCTGTGTAAAAATTGGGACTTAATCGCCATTTATTATAATATGGAACTTTGACGCTACAAATTCCTGGTCCTGACTCAGCTACAAAATCGGACAAACCGACTGCAACAGGAACAGTAGTGGAACTCGTATAATACAAATTAGCAGTAGGTACGTTAACATCGCTACCATATCCATATGAATAAGTATTAACGGGATAAGCGTTAATTGCTAACGTGTTATTAGGCCAAACAAGACCATTAACATGGTCAGTTGAAGACTTATAATACATAGTAATTTTCACTGAACCTCTATTGAACAAATACATAGAATTGATAAAATTATATATATCACCACTGGCTCCATTATGTGCTAAAACACCGGTAGTACCGTCCATAATAACATACGCCAGTTGTTGAGGATATAGAGACATATCAGAAGTTGTTAATAAAGAAGTCCAAGTATTATTATATAAAAACATCTGCGATTGACGCAAAAGTAATTGTTTAACACTTAATATCCTTTCACCTATACACATTTTACTAGGTTGTAACGTTGGTTCATACTTCTTTTGTCCACCTATAACGTCACAAACAATCTCATCTGCTTGAGGTAAGAAGGGGATCATACCGACCACCTGACAATTACCAGGTGCAGCAAACTCAAAATCGTCTCCTCCAGTAACCTCCATAAAAATGTCAATTGTATCAGGAGCATTATTTGGTCCCCTAAGTGGATTTAAAACTATAACATCTAACTGACCAGAGTAGTAATTGCCTAAAAAAGTATTTACATTAAGATATTCTGGAGCAACTAAATAAGGTAAATTTAAGCTAATTACATCATGCTCACGCACATCTATAATATGTCTTAAACTATAAGTTGAAGTGGCCAAAGTAGGCGTGGTGCCTACACTAGTAGCAGGAGTCCAAGTAATCAATAACTTTCCACTATGCATAGGAGTTTTAATAAGCTTAATTCGTATATCTAGGCTTCCTCTCCATAAAGTGAACAACTGACCTAAGTAATAAAGAGGAGACGTATAAACAAAACTAGTACTGTGACCACCGTGAGAAACAGGAGTGCCGACAGTTGACATATTTCCTGGACATAGTTTAAAACTATATAAGCTAGTCCCGACAGCCGTTGTAAAAGACCAAGACGTTAAAGGGGTATACCACGGGATCTTTTTAAGAAAATCTATACTCATTTCGTCTTGTTCATAAACGCTCATCTCAGTTATCTGTAATTCATTTTGTGAATCAACGGCGACCGGATTAGCTAAATCTGCTCCGTTACAATTACCAAAATATCTAGTGCTTCCTCTAGCTACAGGAGCTACTTCTAATAATTGCGTCGGTTTACTCCAACCGAAAGCTGAAGCTATACTACCTGCAACACCTGTGACCCAACCTAAACCCCTAGACATTTCACCTATGATTGGAACATCACCTAAGGAATCAGCAGCCTTACTCACTTTCTTAAGGTTTGTCGACAATTTCATTGACCCTATCTCATCACCAATTTTAGTTTTACGCTTCACATGATTCTTAAAATCTTTCTTTATATCAGATGGCCTAGGTTTAGCCATGAAAACTCCCAAATCATCATCAGCTTGTGGTAAACAATGAGCAGCTAATTCTATATCTTTCCAATATCCGTATACGCTAATCTCAGCATAATTCAGACTAGCAGTTGTTCCATCGTATCGTAAGTTAACTATACTATCTACGAAAATTGTACCCCAATCGAATCTCTTTTCTTTCATTTCATACCAAGCTGATGGTGTTATATAAGGCACCTCTATTTCAGCCATAGTATCTTGTACATCTACTATAATATGAGGATGTTGAAATTTAGAAACTAAACTCGTATTATACAAAGCATCAAATATCGTACCTCCGTAATAACCAGAAAATTGACTATACATCGGTATATAATGTGCTAACAAGGCTCCTGACTGAAATTTTGAAGAGTTAATTTCCAATCTTAAAACAAATGTGCCCTTTATTAAATTGTAACCTACAATCTTGTTGTTCCACTCCGTTACACTAGCTAATAAAGCCCCTATATTTACACTATATAGGTTTGCATTTGCTCCAGATGTACTCGAGTATTGAAAAGCTGTTAAATATTTGGGTATACCTAACCACTTACCAACATCGATATTATCATCATTAATTTCGGTCGGAGGTTTCAAATCTTTCCAATCATCCTTAATTTTCTTACCACCTTCTGCAAAACAAGCTATTTCTAAATTGTCGCAAACTATTTTCTCCTCAACATTTATTGTATCAGGTTCTACATCACATTGAGGAACAAACATCTCACCTTTCCTTTCGGAGACTAGACTCGTGAGTAAGTCTTTATCTCCTATCACTTCACCCGTGACAAGGTTCTGATGAGCCAGCAATTCTCTATCAGTATTATTATAACTCGCTACATTTAAATTAAGACTATTGAGCTTGTAACACTCAATAGAATCTGGAAACGTTTTACGTCGTGTTTCCTCAGACGTATAAAAATTCTCATATGGACTACTTCTTAATCTAATCTTAGAAAAGGCATCGTCATAGTCCAAATTGTCGGGATGTTTTCCATATTTCTCATAACATAGGCTATCTATACGTGGAACAAATTTTTCAAAAACTTCTCTAGGATGTTCACTTAATTCAGCACATGCATTACTACATTTAGCTATTTGAACATCTTTATCAAGCTTACCTTTCTTATCATATTCCATACTGTTCAAAATTGATGGTAACCTTAATGGACCTTTTAAGAACACTCGCCCCTCAATAATTATTAAGATGAATCCTCTTCCAAGAAAGTTACTGGACCACAAATCTTTATAAGGCGGAGTATCTTCTAAGCTCAACTTTTTATTATCATCAGTTAATTCTATACCGTTTTGTTTAAAACTATTATACAAATTATGGAAATTCACATGAGTTGTATCAATAATAGCTTCAATGATATCATCACCATAACAAAACATCAGAGCGTTATCCATAGCAAATTGCGTTTTGGACACTATTTCAGAAAAAGGAGCACATAAAATACCGCCACTCTCTTTACACAATACGTCGACGTGATGATAAGTTTCTTCCATCATATTACTGAAAGTATTTATTAAAGCAGTAAGAAAGTTTCCACTTGTATTTCCATGAGTCCATTCATAAATCGCAACTTTAAGATCAGATAATAACATTTTAGACATTTTTCCATCGTGTTTTTTAACCACTGTTAAAACTGTAGCGTGGAAAGAGTTTACAAATTCCTCAAATAACATCCTTCTTCTCATGTTATTTACTGGATCTTTGTCTCCATAAAAAATTTCTATGGGTCTATATGCACCATACATCCAAATAGCTAACCTCCTCTTATCAAACTTCCCTTTATCTGTGGCCAAAATCTTTGAAGAGAATCTTAATAGTAACTCCCCTAGTATTGTCCATTCATTGGAATAAGGATTTATACCAACACACGAACCGTTCTTAATTCTACTGTTGGTCATAGCAACAGCAAAATCACCATATAACATACGTGATAAAACCAATAATTTATAATCGCCTGCACAAAACATTCTCGTTGAATCTTTATCACGCAATTCGTCTTTTAAATGATCAAACCAAATGTGGCATATCCTATCACCTTTAGCTAACACTTGCAAGTCGTCTTCAACCAATTTCCTCAATTTCTCAACTTCAGGGGTATTCATATCAATAACTCCCTCTTCACTACCATGGATAAATTCTTTACCTTTACCTTTATAACCCTTTTGTTTTACTAAATTAAATACATAACCCGGTGAAGTAGATTTATCTATACTAGTTAATCCTATTCCTGGCTCTCCTAATATAGCCTCTTCAAAAGATAAAGTTCGAGGTATAGCTGGTATGTCGCTGTTATGAATAATACGAGCAGCTACTTTTTCTATAACATGTCTCGCAGCTTTAAAATTTATTATAGTACTGGTATTACTAGAATAATCTTTGCGAGCTTCTCTCATAGGATCACGCAATAATTCAACATCTGTTTTAGAATCTATAAAAGGTTTCAGCCGAGCGGGTTTTTTCTTAACATAGCCTTCATCTAGCAGATCATCAAATCCTCCATACAATGGAGTTTTCTCAATGCTAGAATAAAACATACAATTTGGAACATCTCCAAATCCTAACAGCGTATGGTGATTTTCAAATTGCTTCCACTCTTCTTCAATCTCTTCTTCTGGTATTATAAGTAATTCACCATCTGATTGGCTATTATTAGGAAGAAATAGATTAGAAACGTATTCAATATTCTCTAACAATTTTTGTGGAGTCATAGTGATATTAGAATGAATATATTTATCTAAAATATTTAAATCATCTCGGTAAACAGCTATACCTGCTCCGCAACTACTAGTCGGATTTATAGAAGTATGCATATAAAAAGCAACTGGATTCTCAAAACAAGTATCATATTTGGCTAATCTGGCAAATCTTTTATCAACTAACCAGCCAAACTCGCCGCATTCACCTGCATTGGTCTCCACATCTATTTGAAAAGTCTGTTGACAAATGTAGGTTTTACCCTTTGTAGTTTTAAGTTCTCCATCAGGTTGTAAATACTTCTGATTATAGATATAATAAGACAAACCATTATGTTCACCACTTAATGAAACTTGGGCCTTGTCTAAAGAAAATAGAGCTTTGTGTCCCCCAGTTCTCCTACATCTCATAAACTTAATATCAAACTTATCTTTTGTTTTAATCATTTCTTCAAATTGACTAATTTTTGGAGGAAAAAACTTCTTGATATTAGTAAAAAGACTATGACTACCGTTAGGAATTCTGAACCCTATTAAATCTTTCCCTGGAAAAGGAATCCATTCAATATCTTTAAAAGGG